GCTTATTAGCCGCATCAAGTTTTAACAGTCCTGCATCGAATAATTCTTCCTTTTTCAATTTACCCGATCGAACCATCCCGGCTAAATACTCCACCATATTTTTAACCGGCATCTGATTAAAGTTGGCCATGCCAATCACGTCGTAGGCATGCGAACCTAAAAATTCACTGGTTGTTGCCTGCGCTCCCGTTCGAACAGGCGCGAGACTCTCCCCTAAACTAAACTTCTCAGTAATCCTGGTTGGAACCGATCCGCTTTGCAGCATCTCTGTTTTATCTTTAACGGCGATTTGATGTTGGGTTGTCTGTTCTTTAACTAATCTTTTATTTTCAGAGACTACCCCTAGTTGAATTCGTTCTGGAGGAAGTTGTAGGAACTCGTCAATGTTTCTTCGGATCATTTCCTGATCAGCCACTGAACGATATTCAGGTAATCCTTTTAACCAGTGTTCGTACGCTACCCTTTTTTGTGGAGTATTCAAAGCATTAGCAACAAATGAATACTGTCCTGACCCAATCATTTCTGCGGTTGCGGTAAAATAGCCTCTAGCCTTTTGTCTGAAAGGAGCCGTTGCTGCTCGATAAGCCCTAGCCGCCCATTTACCCGGAATACCGAACCACCATGGAAACGTTCCCGCAGCCATGATAGGAACTCCAACACCGTGAACGATGGTTGATGGCACATCCTTACGTTTGGCAGCTTCAATCATAAGTTGAACTTCTTCAGTACCATATCCGGCCATTCGCTGTTCACCGAGGCCTGGAATAAGGTCCAAAGACAGTTGTTCCTGAAAATTGACAAGTCCCTGACCAAAATTCTTAACGGCTACTTTTTCCCGCTCGTTAAGATTACGTTGAAAAATTGTTCCTGGAGCAGGAAAATCTTTCCATGTAACTTCTTCTTCTTCAACAACCTCTTCATCAAGATTATCAATTCCTGTTGGTGCAGGAACTTCGGGTACAATTGGATATTTAGATAACTGATCGATTGGCATTAGAATCCTCTTTTCGCTAGTTTAGGTTTTCTCATTAAACCGCCTTTTGCGTGTAAAGTTGGTTTTTTAATTCTACCAAATCCTGGATTTGGCCATTCATCAATAGGAATAATTGGTCCTTTAGAATGAACAATGTATTTTCTTTTACTTCGTCTTTTCTTCCCTTTAGGCATGATTAAAAATAATATCTGGGCCTTTCCCCCTTAACTTTTTTTTCTCTTTCCTCGTCAGTAAACAAACTGACAAAGTTACCTTTCCGGTATCTTAACACAGCCTGTGTAGTGCTGTCGACATAGTCATCATGATCTCCGAAGGGAAACGAAGCGCATTCCTCGATGACATCTTCGGCGAATTTCTCTTCGGCAGGATAGAAGACCTGACCGGATTCAAAGACAGGTGCACACGCGTGAACCCGTGCATGCTTGTCTTTTCCTTTAACAGGAACAAAGTCCACAACGGGTATCCCCATTTTACGCATCTCCTGGATGAGTGGCTCGCCCGTCGCCTTCCGTTCAATGACCACGGTTTCCGGTTCCCAGTATTTGTACTGGTCAAAAGCCACCAGCTTGAGCTCTGGGAAATCAAACCGTCCCCTTAAAGCGTCCAGCAGAATTAAAGCGGGTTTATAATCCTCGTACGGCGTAAAGACACCCCACGTGGTAATAGCTGAATAGTCCGCCGTTTCCTTTTTAGAAAATGCGGTATCATAACTTTGAATAATATGACTAATCTTAGGCAGACGGTCTTCTTCCCATGGTACCCACCATTGTCGTTTAAGAATCGCCCCTTCTTCCGAAGTGGGATTCTGCATATACTGGGCATTCCATTTGGTCACAGGAATGGAAGATTTAGTTCCCAACAAAGATTCGATCGACCAGTATTCTGGCCACACCGGTTTCTCGTTAGGAAGGATCGCAGGAAACTCAATCACTTCCCATTGATCGGCTCCTGGGTTCCGCTGTTCGCGGAGAAGTTTCCCCGTAAGATCGTTGGTTGCCCATCTCGTCATAACCAGGACAATAGCGCCACCGGGTTGTAGACGTTGACGCGGACCCGACGTATACCACTCGTACGTTTTTTCAAACGAATCCTTGGACCCCGTATTTTGTTCAGTATGAGGGTCATCAATGATCAGGACATCTGCTCCACGACCTGTGATTGATCCTCCTACACCCGCTGCATAGTACTCACCTCCTTGGTTAGTTTCCCAACGTCCCGCTGCTTTCGAATCGGGGGAGAGCGAAACGTTCTGGAAAATTTCTTTGTATTCGTCAGAGTCAACAAGGTTTCTCACCTTCCGACCAAAACGTTGGGATAATTCTGCATTATGTGAAACTTGCATAATCTTGGCTTTAGGGTTCCTACCAATGATCCATGCGGGTAGAAGATAGGAAGCAAATTCAGATTTAGTGTGACGCGGAGGCATGTTGACGATCAATCGTTTTAGCGTCCCATTCGCGATACGGGTAAACTTTTCAGCGACCAGCTGATGGTGGCCCCAGTTCGCTTTAATAGTTCCTTTTCGATAAACAAAGTCAGGCCATACCTGGAGTACAAAATAGATAAAATTTTCTCGGCTCATGAGAATTTTTTGTGCGTCCAGATATTTTTTAATGGTTTCTAATTTTTCTCTTGGAAGAAGTTCTAATTCCATATTTGATCTCTAGCTCCTTTATTCTTTTATCATAACACTGCATTTATTGACAGTAGTGCCCCAACTCCTAATTTCTTTTGGCAATATTTTTCCTTTATCCGTATTTTATTTCTTTGATAGTATTTTCTGTGATACTCTTTGAACCGTTCTTTGTTCTTTAACCTGTATTCTTTCATCATTTCCCTATTTTCCAGGGAGTATTTTTTACTATATGCCATCATTTTTTCTCTGTGCTTTACCCGGTACTTCTTCACCTGTTCTTGATGCTGATAGTAGTAGTTCCTGCCGTACGCTTTGATCCGTTCCTTGTTCTGGATATAATATTCTCTCATTTTTTTTGACAGTAATGCCCCACTACTAATTTTCCATCCTTCGTATAATAACCCTGATTTTTGTCTTTTGTTTGTGTATGATGCTGTGCAATCTCTTCAATTATAAGCATACCGCTGTCAAAACAATTATCATATTCACCCATCGGATAATACGTATATTCAAGATTTACACTCAATAGGATGACGACTAATATTGACATTGGACTCACTTAAACAATTCCTTCCTATCTTTAAAAAAATGGTAAGAGTTAGTATTGCTTTGTTGTACTGCCTTTTCAATCAAGGCAGTATATTTCCCTTGAACCATACTTGCATCCAAATGATGTTGAAAATGGTGATACTTAATTTTATCTGTCCATAAATAATAGGTTTGCCAGGTAAAAGGATGCTTGTTTAAAACCCTTTCCATTTCCGCATCGTTGGTTTGAGCATATTCAACAACAGGATATTTAGTTAAAAAATTTAAAACATCTTCATGATTCCAGACAAAATAACGGTGGTGATGATATCCTCTCCACTGGCTCGTAGGAACACCTTCCTTACCGTCTATTCCACGGGTCATCTCCACCAAGGGCGATGGTGTTTCAATATACCCCGCCTTTCCTATACGGCTCATTTCTTGCATTAATAAAAAAGGATTGTATAGATCCTCCACCACATGACGACAGTAAACGAAATCAAATTCCTTGTCCTTATAAGGCAATGGATCTGCTGAAAAATCGCAGCTTTCAGAACCACACGAATGCGTGGCTAAGGGAAATTTAAGTATTCTGCCAGGGCCCACTTCTAGAATTTTTGTTTTGCCTTTAAGCAGTTCCTTAAGAATAGTGTACGTTTCAGAGAAAGGAGCATGATACTTCTTTTTAAATCTCACGCTTCCATCCCCCAAAGATTGCATCATATTATTAAAAGTAAAATATTTTTTATAAAATGTAGGAAATTAAGCATCCTTTTAAGCATCCTTTTTCATAAGTATTTTTTCAGAATTGTTTGCGTTTATCTTGCACTCTAGCGCTCTTTATAAGCAACATCAACGCAAAAGGGGGTAATGGGGGGTTGAGATTGGGCTTAATGGATTTTGGGGTTTAGGTGGATACCTTACTTTATAAATAACAAACGCAACGCGATTGTTAAGTCGCGTTGCGTTCTATTCCTTTGGCTTGTTAGGTCTATGGAATTAGTTAACCATATAAATATATAATGATTAATCCAATTATAAATATTAATGGATAGAATATAAATGGATTATCTATAATCATATGTTGCGTGTTAGGTTGAACTGGTCAGCAAGTTCTCCGACAAGTTCAGTAGCAAATTTCATTACTACCTCATTGTCTTGGTTAGCTTGTATAAATTCAAATATTTTACCATCTAAATAACAAGCCAACATTTGCCAATTAACTCTTTTCTCTTTACTCATTTTTTCAAGAAAAGATTTTAATCGTTCAACTATTTCATTATTGTTTTTACTTGTCATAACTAATGACTTGAGTTCAACAATTTGATTAGTCGCCATAATGTTTGTACTCCTTTCAATTATTATCTTACCTTATCCCATTAAGATAAGTCAACAAATATATTCAACAGCTTGAAATTTTTTAAGATGCAGGGGAACTGGTCGGGCCAGGCCCGTTCCCCAGTTCTTATATTAAAAACCACGCAAACCTTGACGTTTTGAATGGGAACGGGATTCTCATCTCCAGACATCTGTTTGGTGGGGGAGAAGGATCAATGAAAAAGTATTGATTTAACTTGCGTTTTCTTTCTTGGTAAACGGATTTGCGCTGCCGCGCCCGCGGAGACTTCTTATATATTAAATACCCCACATAAACACTGACGTTTTAAACGGCAACGGGATTTTCATTTCCTGAAGGGAACACTTCGTAATTCAAAAAGTGTTGGTAATGCTAACTCTTTTCGTCAGCGCGAGGGCGCTGGCGCGAGCGAAGCGGTCTATATATTAAGGATTAACATGACATCTGACGTGAGAAACGGGAACGGGAATTTCACTGAAGGTGCAACCACCATGCAAAGCTCGTGATCCCCACCAGCAGCAGGATGCGGCCGGATCTAGTAATTAATAATACAGCTAGAACTATAGCAAACGTTTTCATTATAAACGGGATTAAGCTGCGCCTATAGCACTATACCTTTCACGCTCACTGCAGATCTCGTGAGCTCTGACTTCAACGGCCCACCACACCAGTTCATTCTTCAACTGGGTCAGCGATCCGACATCCTTGGATACCTGCGCAACCTTGTCTATCAGCTTCTCGCCTTCGTTTTGCGCGTACTCATGTAACAGGTCCCAAATTTCTCTCTCATGATCGTCGTGGAACTTCACGGTCTCATTGTAGTAGATGATACCACAGACGCCTCCACTGCAGCCATGCTTTGAAATGTCCTGGATCAGGAAGACCTCTTCCTTTTCCTCCTTAAGTAACCAATCTTTAATATCCATATGCTCCTTTCATTAGGCAGCCCACCAAGAAACAGGAGCCAAACATATGAATGTTTAGAAATCTTAATGAGCTACCATTGAAAAGCTTATCATATCCCATCTCGAAGTCAATCATTTTCTCCATTCACCTCCACCACCTTATTCACCTCCACCACCTTCTGCCCAGCCGGACCAGGCGCTCACCCCGGTTTTATATATGTTAAACAGCAACCCCAAAACACTAGGAAACAGAACGGGATTACGGGATTTCCATCTCCGATCCTGAAGACGCCTGTGGCGAAACTCATCTGCGTTAAAAAAAGTGAGGAAGCACGGACTTCTTCGCAGGTCGTCGCGCGGAGCCCGCGGGAACTCTTCATATATATTATTTAAAAACCACAAGATTGTTGGTGTAAACGGGAACGGGAATACGGGAATTTGGGCATTTATTCGGTGTGATCAATTCACCTATAGGAAATTTTTAAGGCATTTCTATAGCTCAGCCACCCAATCCCACGATAGCCCATCTACAATGTAATGTCAAATTTTTTTTCACGGCTGTCCTGCTGCCGCCGGCGCCGGAGACCGATGTATAAACAAAGCTCCTAGAATCATTGGCTGTCAACGAGAAACGGGATTTTCAGAAGGGACCTGGCTGCTGCCCAGCAACTGTTCTAGTTTAGACCAGTCATACGGGTGCTGTAACGTCAAAACGGGAAACGGGGTTCCGTGACCGCGGACTATGCTACTATCGTAAACCTTTAAGGGCGACAAAGGGAGGGCTCGGGCACACACAAAAACTTTACCTCCAAATTTAGAACGCTCGTAAATCCAAGCCTTTTGATACTTTGAAAGGCGGATGTGGTTTCCTTTACTTACCTTAAGCTCTAACCAATATGTCTGTCCATTAGTACACCCATTAACGTCTGGTACACCTGGGTCGACTCGACTTTCGATTCGTACTAAATGCGAGTTTTTTAAACCTTTTTTGAGTTGTTGCCAGAGCTTTGCTTCTGGACCTTTTGGCATTGACTACTCCATTAATTGCAGAAAAAAGATAAGGTAAGAACCATTTGTTATCACGAATAACTTGAGTCAATAAATTGGTCAACGCATTAACTGTAAGCTCCTCCTGCTTTTGATTTTTGAGTGGACCACCATCAGCACTTAACCCCGAAATCTCCAACCCGGCATGCAATACTTCGTGTAAGAATGTATTACCTTCCTCAACACCCGTAAGAGTTTTCTTAATGTAAATCTTTTTAGCTTCCGAATCATATTCTCCTAGCGTCTTATCTGCGCCCTTATCTTTAAAAATAACACGTTTAATTCCTAAGTTCTCATATCCAATTTTAATTCTTCTTTTCAGCATGCACAATAACCTCTCCCACATGCATCCTTACCATGTCGGGATTATTTATGAAATTTAAAACAGCAAGAAAATCAGAAAACTTATTTGTTCTCTGCATCGTCTGCTTCAACGACTTTAGCTTCCTCTGCTGAAATCTCGATAACTTTGTTCTCGCCAAGCTCATGATTCAGGCTCCTTATCTCCTTTATTAAATCTTCCTTGCTCAATGCAGATAAATGTTGCGTTTTAATTTCTTTCCGGTCAATATAAAAACCTGCTGCCTGGCCAAGTCTAAACTCAGCGTTGATAGCTGCGGCCATCTGGCCTTTTCCTTCAGCAGTATCCGACAAATTATCTAGACGTTTTAAATGGCGGAGATAATCTTTATAATACTTAACGCCCTTCTCACGCATGGATTCAATATAAGAAACCACGTGGGGATATTTATCAGAATTAGTTAGGAGCGAGCCCCACTTCTCACAAGTGTCGGGAGCATAGCCAGCTTTCTCCGCTGCTTTCTTCTTGGTGATGTCTGGGTAATTGGCGACAAAGACCTCCGCAAACGTACGTTGCTTAGGTGTCAAATGTAAAAAAGTCTTTTTCCTGTTAGGTATTGTTAAACCCGTCCTGTCCATTTAAAGCTCCTGTATAAGATAATCTAGACTAAATATATATCATAAGAAGCAAAAGGTCACCAGTCCTCTAGACTTACCTATAGTAGTATGAAATTCTGTGTACTTTCTGTGTACTACCATGAAAGAATAACTGTTGGTATGGTTATGTTATTAGTACTTTTCTGTGTTTCTGTGTACTATCGAGGTAAAAGTACTTGAGAGAGGTGTTATACTTCAGAGTATCTATATAGACAGCCAAGTTTCCCCCGAAAATGAATAGGTGCCACTATAGACATACTAAACAAGTGGACACTTTACGACAATAAAGTTCCCCTATTAGCTAACTCAACAACCGAAAGGAGGTATTAAATATGGAAAAAATAGTGAAATTCTTTTTCGTACTCTCAACCAGGGCACGAAAAGACTACACCAGAGGGCACGGCCTCTCCGCTATCCATTTAGCTATCATGATTACACTCAGTAAGTGTGTGACTGATAATGAATACGAATACGCCAATTTTGGCGCTAGATACGTTAAGCTGAAAATGGATGAGCTGGTAGGCTACAATGTTCCTTACATTCAGGTCATGCAGGGTCTAAACCGGCTGACTGAAGTAGGATTCTTTGAAAAAACCAAGGATTATAATGGTATATGGAAATACTGCTATAATATTGAAAGACCCCTCGAATCTAAACAGAGGTCCATCTAGATAAATACCCCAGGTAACCAGTATCGGACAATCCTATGAAAAAAGTTATCTGGGGAAACTAGACCTGGTCTATAAAGTTAGAACGCTTCCAGATAGTAGATCGCCCAGCCCCAGTAGGCTGCTGTTAATAAAAGTAGAACGATCTTAATAGTCATAGTTGTATTCTTGGTCCGTTCATGGAACGGATTATCAACAGGCGAGCAACAAAAGCTATCAATCATTGCTCGCCTGAGTGGGATATTCACAAATTGTTTTGAGGCTATTATGAAAATCTTCTAACTCTTATATACACTAACTCTTTTAAAAAACAAGCGCCAAATCCATGACCGGGTAATACTTACACCGGTAAAGATCAAAGCGATTCCTATGCTGTCCAAAATTGTCGGGTAGAGCCCAAAAAAAGGGAAGATATAAATTTGTATTAAAATCGCTAGAATAAACCCGGATCCGACATCAATGAAACTTTCAACGAAACTTTTCACATTAATCGTCGCTATTATTTTCTTCTAGTTCCTCAATAGCGTCGTCTATTTGATCTAGAATCTCGTGTTCTTTTTCCTCTAGTTTGTCCAGTTGCGCTTTAAGCTTTCTCAGTTTTTTAGCTATCTTATTCATATTATCTTTTCTTTTTCTTTTTAGCAGCAGCTTTATGTTCTTTCATAGCTTTTGTACGAGCTGCTCCTTTTTTACCTTTATAGTGTGTTGGCATTATTATTTCTTCTTTCTTTTTTTGGTTGCTTTTTTCTTCTTGCCTTTTTTCTTTTTCTTAGTAGCCACTATTTCCTCCTTCCATTTATTACCTTCGTAAAAAAATTCTTTTCTTAATCTTCCTTTCGAGTCATAATTTAATTGATAATAATCTTTTTCGCTTATGACCATCTTATATTAGAGGGCGGTTAAGTCTCCCGCTCCGCCCCCTGAAAAGAGCACACATTATATGTACCTTATTTCTTTTTATCGTTTTCTTTTTCCTCTTTCAAGAGATTATTTCGTTTGTAGTTGTTCCATCTACAGTTGATAATTCGGAGTCCAGTTTCTGATAGGATTCGTATTTGATAGCCATCAGGTTTTGCTTCCTCCCAATGTCTAATATAAGTAGGTAGGTCCTCCACACTGGTCATAAACTTAGGATCTGGTGTTTGTCCTTCTCTGAGCCTTCGCAAGGCTTCATCCACAATCTTATGGATATCTCTCCATTTAGTATCCTTTTTTACTGTCGCTATCATTTGTTCTAGATCCTGCATACTCGCCTTCATTTACCTTTTCGCAGCATATCTAATTCTTTTTTATATACCGAGCTATCGTATTGATGATCTTTTTTCATTTGCTCGACCAGCTTATGTTCCTTCTCATACATGTCTTTCCAGTATCTGTGATAATCAATTTCCTTTTTAAACTCTTTCTTGTTTTTCATTTTATCCGTAGCATTCCTATCTCTTTTCATACCTGCCGTTATACAAGCACCCGTTTCCTTTTTTAATTTTATATCTTCCAGAACTTTATTTGCTTCATTATAAGTCATCTTTGGATTTTTTTTTAGGATGTCAAACAAAGTAGGATCGTTCTCTTCTTCTTGGATTTTTTCCTGAGCTTCGGTCAGAGGAATTCTCTGTGCTTCCTCTAATCGATCCATGTCCCGAAATTTATCGGGGTCGTCTAAGGGTTTCCAGGTCACGTTTGTATAGGTTGGTTTTTCCTTTGTCATAAATATGGTTTTTTATACTTTTTTCTGTACTTACAATGCTTAAAATATCTATTCCATTATAAAATTTTGCATAAGAATTTTGGCTAAGGGCCACACCTCCGGCACTGCTTAAAAGAGCAAACTGAGAGCAACTGGTACACACCATTGAGAGACCTCCCAATAGAATTAGTTTCTTTATCATTTTTTTCTCTCCATAATCATTTTACGGTCGCCATTGGCAATGAATTCAAAACCAAAGGATGCAGCTACATTTTTAACGAGTTGAGAGTCGTATGTCTGCCAGTCGTCAAAAATAAATATTGACCCTACCACAGATCGTTGCGCAAAGAAAACAGTCTCTGCTACCACTGTAGGGGTCATGTGAGGCCCATCAAAATGGACTAGATGATAAGTATTGAGTTTATATTCTATACCATCTTCATAGAAGGGAACTCCATTAAAGTATGTTTCAAAAAACTGCGTGTCTGTCATATTCATAAGTTTATATCTCTTCATTTCAGCAAAATCTTTAAGGTGTTCCCTCAGCATCTTATTACTGTAGTCCACAGTTAAGGGTTTTGGGATTGTATCTCTGTGAGAATAACAAAGGTCCCCATAAGGATCGATTCCGATATGGAAATGTAATCCCGAGTAAATTGGTCGGATATACTCCATAATCAGCTTACTACCGAGTCCTCGTCTGACTCCGATTTCAGCTGTAAGTAACGGTTGTTTTGATTCTAGCTTAGCTACGCGTTCCGCTGCGTTAGTGAGAAGAGGATAGTCCTTGCTGTCTCCTTCGATCATTTAAATATTTTTCTCTTTGCTTAAGATATTTTGTTTGATGAGATTCATATTTTATTTTTTTTATTTTCCAAAGTTTAAGGTAGTTGCGATAAATATAACTGGGATCAAAATTAGAGAAATTACATACATCGATAAAATCTTGAGTTTGTTTCTTGAACCATTTGATGGCTTCGTCTTTAGCAACAACGAGAGTCCGTTCGTATCCTTGATAAGTACAATCATCAAAAGCTCTCCATAGTACTGCTTTCCAAAGTCGTTCTTCGGGTAATGTCGTAATCATAGCTCCTGTTTAACCAGGGGCAGAATTTGGAAGATCGATGATGGTAACTCATTGATATGCTGCCCCTAGTGTAGTATTAGATACTGGTCCGTTGTCCGTTGTTCTAGCACCTTCTAGAGTGCATATAGGACAAGATATAAAGTTTTCTTCGCTTTTATACAAGTCCTTTTTTCTCGGATCCAGCGGAAGGTATCCATTACCCTTACACTTGGAGCATATCTTATTTTCGTCGAGGCTTAGTTTTGTTTCCTTTTTCTCCATTCTCGTACTCCTTTTCGATTTTTGTTTGGTATTCAACAGCTTTCATGCCTTTCTCTTTAGCCCGTCTTTCTACTTCTTTATCGACCAAAAGTTCGATAAAAGAAGCAGGGTTCCGGTATTCTTTAAAACACAGGACCTGCAACAGGCTCCAGGTAGGCTTTCGCACCGCAACTGATTTCCATTTATTCGTGTCCATTTTTTTTATTTTTCTCCTTTCGTTGTTTTAGTAATTTCTCCAGGTAGGGATCTACGGTATCGACTGATGATGCTTCGCGCGTGTCCTGGACCGGTACCGAATCGGTGTCCGATGGTTCGGTAGGCCAAACCTTCTCTTTCATGTAATAGAAACATTTTTTCAGCTTGCTTATCATCATATTTCCATCCCATCTTTATACCATTGCCCACAGTCCGCATACAATCAAAACAAGCATTAGAATACGAAAAAAGGGTGATATAATTACTAAAATCCCCAACATTATAAGAACGCCTTTAATCATTGTGCCACCAGTATCAATGCCCCTATTGTAAATATTAATAGAATCACACCTGTAATATACAAAGTTAAAAATGTTCTATTATGTTTTTCTATATCCGCTATTCTTCTTTCTAGAGAATTAGCATAACTATTAGCGTTATCCACAAATGCTTCTAGATGATTTATCTTTCTTGTTTGTTCTTGCTCTGTCATTTTTCCTCCCAAGGATTTGGTCCAACTTTTTCCCCTCTCCCCGGTTTATGCTTTCCCCGTTGAATAATTCTTTTGAGGTCGGGAGTTTGAATTTTAAATTGAGGGCCAAATCCCTCCCAATTCTCTATCATTAGATTGGTTTCAAGGACAAAGGAATTCCATTGAGGAAGAGTGATCTTTTCAGCTACAATGGTTAATTTTTTAGTCAATTTTTTCATTACGCTTCCTGCGAGCCACCTCTGATTGAATAAGATCGTGAGCTGCATCTTTGTCAAAGAAATGATAGCCCCGCTTTCCTCCCTCAGGTTCAAAAACCATTCCCACTAATTTCTTAACTGCGTACTCCCAGCGAAAATCAGTCTCGGTTACCTCCAGGCCATCCGCTGCAATCGTGGGCACTTCCTTCAGGGTGTCGTGCACCGCTTTAGAAAAAGCGACCCAGTTGCAGTGGGATGTTCCGTTTGTTTGTCTACTCATTAATGAACCTTCTCAAGTAGGTACTCTTGGTTTAATACAGCTTCTTTTTTACACATTAAATTAGCCGGATGTTTTTTCCCTTGAAAGTCAACATGTACAATGTTTGCTTGATGCCTTTTACACCAAACCTGGATTCCAAGTTTCGTAGCACCAACCTCCACTCGGCACCATTCAGAAGGAGAAATGTTTTTCGGTCTTTGTTTTAAACATATCCCACAGTGATAATACATTTTTATTTCATTTGTAGCTGGTATTTTTCTACTCATTTATTCACAAAATCCTTCCTGTCACTATCCCACACTACTTCCTTAACAGTCACCGTTTCATTTTCAATATCTCCACTATCTTCTTTCCATACTTGACTATACTTTGGGTCAGCATTTTGATTTTCAGCAATGTAAGTCGCCTCTTTTTCATCTTTTACATTCTTTATCAAATATGTATCAGTGTGGGGCTTATCGTAATGCATGGTTGCCATAAAATATTTCTCAGTCATTTTTGTTACCATTCCCTTTCCCCAGCACTACATTCCATTCAGCAAACAGATCCTTCACTGCAGCTAAAGCAGTATCGAATTTAAGATGTGGAACATTGCTGTTATGAACATTCCGTACATCGTCCCCTACTTTTAGGGTAATGGTCTGCGAAGTTGAATCATAACTCACGGTGAATTTTTTTGTGTTCACCGGAGTGACTGGCGGTTTAACCGGCTCAGAAATGTTGCTTACTATTTGTTGGGCTTCTTTAAAAGCTTGTTGCTTTCCTGCTTTAACACCTGCCGCATAACATTCATTAATGTTATCCAACGTTTTTTTAAAGTCTTCATTTAACATAGATCCTCCAATCCCACGAAACTACAATAAATCCCATTATAATGTCAAGCATTATTTACAGGGAGAAATAAAGGGAATACAATGTATATTTATGAAAATAATATTAACAATGATTGTGTGTTCTGCCATAGGGGGCAAGTGCCTTGAACCTATGCAACGTATAGGCAGATATGATACCTGGTCGGATTGTATGCGTGCAGGTTATGCAGATTCATTATTAATTATGCGAAATTTAGGTGATGTTACTGTAAATAGTACACAAACGTACATTAAATTTGTTTGTTCTGTGACCCCTGTGTTAAAAATTCCACCATTAGTGCCAAATGGAACCAATGGTCAATCAGGCCGACCGATCTAAATAATAAGGTCGAAAAACCCGCGTAAAACCTGATGTAATCTTGATAAGTATCCCTCGAAACGTAGGGCTTGACAAGACTGTCTCATTCCGTCATATACTGTCCTATGAAGCACTATCGTATCCAGGCTAGATCGAGTGGTGAATATCATACTGTTAGGCTCGACGCAGACAACGATAAGGATGCGCTATTAAGCTTCAAAAAAATGGTTGATGAGGGTACAACACACCCGGACTTAGACGAAAAGTTTTATTACGACGACCGTACCTTTATTACCTATGAGGAGGTATCGCCGGATGTCACTACAAAAGTTAGTTCAGGAGAAACTGGACTTAGAGCACGCATGGGCAAAACAAGTGTTGAAACAGAACACGGTAACCCCCAGCATGCAGTGGATGGATATAAAGGTTAAAGATTTAAAAGTACAAATCAATGATCAATGTGTTACGGATGCGAAGATTCAATTAGAAACAGAGCAGCAGGAACCGCATCCAGGTTGCTAAAAATCAAGTAAAATTTGAGGGATAGGAATTTCCTTATATATTACCTTACCATTCATTTGCTGTTTAACTTTGTTCAAGCAAATTTCACAACGAAAAATATGTTTTCTATAGGTAGGCATGAAATGTGTGCGTTCATTGCACGTTGGACATACGCCTGCATTGATGTTTATATCCTTGGTCTCAGGTGATTTCATCGGTATTTCCCCAGTTCTTTCCAATAGATATATCGACTTTTGAGGGAACTTTCAACTCGGGTATACAGGTCTCCATAATCTTTTTAATTTGTTTGTATTGAGGCTCGAGAGCTTCCCATTTAAGATTAAAGCATAGTTCATCATGGATCTGTAGAATAGGATAAAATCCAGCTTTGGCACAATCAATCATTGCTTGTTTAACCTGATCAGCGGCAGAGCCTTGAATTAACCGGTTAAGAGCTTTGTAGGTGTATGCTCTTTTAATGTTTCCCCGGCCGTATTTGTTGACCGCATCATCAAAAGTAGTAGCTTTGTAGAGACCAAAAGAAGCAGGTTCCCATTCTTCAAATCTACATTTTCTTCCTTTGAGGGTCCAGATTGCTCCATTTTTATCAGCTGCCTCTGTAGCATTGTTTGCCAATTGTTTAACAAAAGGAACGCGTTGGTTATACTCTTGTAAAATTTGTTCAGCTTGTTGCTTATCAATTCCTAATTCTCTAGATAGTTTATTTTTTCCCATTCCATAGAAAATACCTAAGTTAATCGTCTTTGCCTGAGAGCGAGGAATCCCTGCCATGTCCGCAACTGTTTGATGAAAGTCAGCATCTTCATTTTGATATGCTTTAATTAGATCTTCGGATCCAGCGAAACCAATGCTAGACGCATAATGAACTACAAGTCGCGGTTCTTGCTGAGAATAATCAAAAGATCCCCATCGACAATCATTGTCAGCTAGAAAGAGTGAACGGATCCTGGGTCCGAGGTCTTTGTTCCGGGCTGGAACCTGCTGTAAATTTGGATGTGCGTAACTAAGGCGACCGCTGACGGTCCCACCAGAATCACCCCTGAGTTGATTTATTTCTGCATGGATCCTTCCTTCATGTTCAAATTTAAATATTGAATCGATGAAAGTAGAGTGAAACTTGCTCACTTCCCTTGCTTCACGAATCAACGTCGCTATGGGTGCCTTACAATTAGTCAGCCAGTTCTGAGTAAAAGAGGGCTCCTTACTCTTCTCGGTGAGAGGATAAGGAATCTTGAGCTTATCAAAGGCTTTCGCGATTGATCGAGCTGCCCATATATCTATATCTGTACTCGCGCTCTTTTTAATTTTCACCAGCGCTTGCTTTTCTTTTTTCACGAATTCTATTTTAAGTTTACGGGCTCCTTCAAGATCTACACGTATACCTTTGGCCCTCATTTGGATAAGAAGGGGCAAAAGCTCCATTTCCATTTCCCAGACATCAGTCAGGTTTTGTTTTATAATTTCTACTTTAAAACGTTGCCACAGTTTTAACGTTAAAGATGCGTCCTGCTCTGCATAGGGACCCACAAACTTAGGAGGTAATTTATACATCTCCGCTTTAGCATCAATTCCCCATTCTTTGGCTACTTCTTTCAGGTCGGCTTCTGATTTAAGTTCCGACAGATAATCCATGGATAGAGAGTTTAAGCTGTAGTTTCTGCGATTCTCATCAATAAGAGCGGCAGCAATCATTGTATCCGCTATTTTTCCATAAACAATAATGCCGTGAGCTCTTAACCAGCCAATGTCATACGATGCATTATGAAAGACTTTAATACCCGGAGCCCGACAAATATCCTGTACCCAATTTAAAACCATCTTAGCGTCCATATTACTACCGGTTTCATGAGAGATAGGGTAATAGCCTTTGAAATTATCGGTGGCGACAGAAACTCCGATGATGTTACCATTCTTACTCGCCCACCCAGGTCCTTTGGTTTTGATATCAGGATCTTTGGTTTCTAGATCAATGGCTACAACTGCAGCGTCCTTGAGATTTGGATACCCCGTAGGAGTGGTCCAGTCAGATTCTTGAAAAGTAAAGTTAAGATGATGAGCCATCTAATTCTATTCCAAGTTTTGCATAATGAATAATTTTTAGATAACGATCTTTGGTAGTTTCTCCAGGCTTAGTACGTGTAGCATATTTAATAATATTAGAATCAATCGTATTGAGTTTATTTTTATAACAATAAACAACTGGTTGAATCGCAAGGGTGGTGTAGTGATTTCCACCTTTCTGATAATTTAATGCTTTTTTAGACGCCACACATTCCTTCGCATTCGTTTTCAAATAAATTTAATTGATCTTCTTTCTTTTTACCTTTTAAAAGTTTATTGAAATCTACATCACGCAAAGGAATTCCTTTTCGATGAAGGTATCTTTTAATGTTGGGATCTCTGGCAGAATTTCTGATGACGTCGTCAAGCTCGCAGGCTTCTTCAAATTCTTCAGGGGTATTAATTTTGATTTCATTCCATAAATTATTATCATGATAAGGACAACCAATACAAGAACTTTTTGCCGGAGTCCTATAATCTTTTCCATTATACCACTTCAAACAATCCTCTCGGGTCATTTCCTTATCAATTAAAGGCCATGTATTTTGGATCCATTTCTCTCTAGAAGGCTTCATCCTGGTAGCTTCATCTTTTGAAATTCCTACCCATACTTCTACCCACATTTCTCTGGGGAATCGTTGCCGATGTTTGAGTTTTAAAAGATGACGAATCTTTCTATTGATAGGAGTAATTTTATAATTCCGCGTGCATTGTCTCGGACCAATTCCTATTTTACCTGTAACGGTATTACGCGCAAAGAAAGGAATATGAAGAAATCCTTTCTCTTTAGTAACTTCGTCAATCATGTCCTGTCTAAGATTGCCGGACTTCAAATGATTTTTACAGACAATGACAGGGAAACTTAACTGAGTTTTAAGCCACTCGAGATGTTCATATACTTTGCGGGGCTCCCATCCCGTATCTGCAAAGATTGCGTAATCTGGTTTATATTCAAAGGCTCCCTCATCAGCCATGAGTGCCATGGTGGAAGATTGCACCCCAGCTCCCAATGATAGAATCCGTAGTTTTGGATCCCCTGAATAATCCCAATCTCCTCTAGCTACAACCATAATGTTCCTTTATAAACTGATTATACAGCCGTGCCAATGGGAAGAAATACTCATGATAAGACCGTAGAATATGTAAACTTTCTTTTGCCCGTGTCACGGCAACATACCATACTCTAGATTCAGAGCTTCGCGCAAGCCCCACCTTATTTTCAAAATGAGCAGGCCAGTTGGATTTTTCATAAACACAAACGTGTTGGGCTTCTCCTCCCTTGATGGAATGGATGGTATCAATGATAATGTTCGAAGCCAGGGATAGATCAATATTCTTTTCTATAATTTGTTCGAAATATTGTTTGTCTTTTTCAGCAAAATTACGATTAAAGACTTGTTGCCATTTATCAGGATTTGCTGAAAGTCCTGCAAGTGTGCATAAAAAATCAAGAGAATAGGTTTTATTATCGTCTAAATTTTTCCAGCGTTTACTTTCTATCGATCTCCACCCGTAAGCAACTTCATTGATATAAGTATAGATAATTCCAGCTTCCTCTTTTGTAACAGTTCCTCCTTCCCTGAGTCTTTTCCAATATTGAATAGCGTTCCATTTATTAAGGTCAAATGAATGTTTTCCTTTTGAATTTTGAAAGAACACTCCATACATACGTGCGAATCCTTCGAGCTCTCTCACAATTTCCTGAGTGCGTCCTAGAATGAACCAGGTTCCTTTTCTTTCATGCATTTGTGCAGCAATCTCTTTGAAGCGGGCATGTGTTTGAATGTATCCTTTTTGATCAGACGCTATAAATTTTTTAGGCACTCTTGGTTTAATCATGCTAGAGATATATCCACTGAAGTTGTGAATAATCTGAGGTAAACGAAAAGACTGTGTTAAGATATACGTTCTGCCCGGAAAATCAATATAGTTAGTTACATTTGCACCGTTCCATTCAAAAATAGCCTGGTCGTCATCACCCGCTACGTAGATACGATCAGCTTTGTGGGCGAGCTTCTCGACCATTTTCCATTGCAAAGGAGTCAGGTCCTGGGCTTCATCCACCATTAAAACTTTAAGATAAGGAGCTTCTTCCTTATCAATAAAATGAGTAATCATATCGGTGAAATCGACGCGATGATTTTCTTTAAACAATTCATATTGCCGATAGATAAGTTGAAAACGAGGAAGAGTAGCACGTTTAAAAACTTCCTCCACGAATTGTTGTTCAGGAGGAATTAATTTATTTCTTGCTTTATCATAGATCCTTAAGGACCAATCATTAAAGACTTGGATTCCATCGTAGGATTCATAGGCTGGTTTACCCATTCCTAAACCTTCTGCAAACTCTACCATATCCACTTGAGGATCAATGACAGGTAACTGTTTTCTGAATTGTCTGCAAAAACTGTGTATGGTTCTAAAATTATTAAGATCATCCTCGTTACAATCCGGGAACTGTTTTTCGGCTCGTACCTTTCCTTCGTTGACTGCTTTGTTGGTGAAAGATAAGTAAGCAATTTCCCTAGGAGTGATTCCACGGTTAAACCACTTATCGAGTCTATTTAAAAGGGTATCGGTCTTCCCGGTTCCTGGAGGACCAAAGATCTTAATCGTCTTGCTTTTCAAAAGGAGCTTTGACTCGCTTAAATTTGACATTAGACCTTTCTATAACTGGATCATCTGTTTTCTTACATAGCCATACATATTTTAATTTAAGTTTATCGGAGTAGTCCTGTTTGGTGCATCCGTTTTTCTTAAGCATACTAATGATTTCAAATTTTTTAGCGGCTTTATCTGACTTTTTAATAAAGCGTTCAAAAGTACGATACTTAAAGAAGATAGTCTTTTCATGAAGATACCACATTTCTGCTTCGACTTGAGATGGATTATCTGCCTGTTGAGTTTCCTGAGTAAATTGAATCATTGTATCTTTAAAATCTTCTTCAGCTTCGTTGCTTTCGTCGTAGCCCTCTATGGGCTGTTGCATTCCTTTAAGTTTATTTAAAAACACTCTATAATCTTTGTCTTTTACTTTTTGCCAAACAATATCAGCCTGGTCAAATAATTGTTCCGATATAAGTTGTTGTTGATTAAGTTGTTTTCCGGTAAGCTCTACTGTTTTTTTATCAATGGTTAAAAAATAAATAGGGGGTTTTGTTTTTAAAACTTGAAAGGAATCCATTGTAGGCATGTAGTCTATATTTTCAATTCCATATTTTAATGTTTTACAAACTGCCGAATTACAATGATTCTTCATTGGAGCATCATTACATTTGTAGGAGTAATCTTTTTTCTCGTATTGAGTTATTAAAGCCTGGACTTCTCTGTCAGGAAGAGGGTGAGTGAAACCTTCGTTTCGTTCCCATAATTCTTTTTGCCATCCTTCAGGATTCTTTTTCTTAGCTAAAGTTGCAAAAGCAGTTAGAGCATTGTTTCTAAAACCGTTTTCACAACCGTTACGAATCAAGGCTTGAAGACAAGGAGGATATTGATCAAATTCATTTTCGACTGTAAAACCATCATTAGTGATTTTCAAAGCTTCAAAAGTTGATTTGGATATTCGATATCGTTCTACCCAAGTAAAAAATTCGGCGATAGAGATTCCCATACCATTGTCATGGATAGCGTGTCGTGTAGTTTGAGCTGCCCGTTGGTAAGGAATGTTGAGCCAGTTCCCTAAATCATTTTTATGAACCATGATCTTTCTTTGTTTGGGAAAGATCTCACAGCCAGCGAGTCCTATATCAGCTGCAATTTCATGAAGTTTGTCTATCATATCGGACGCGGTCACCGGTTGTCGGATGTGTAGAAATAAATGCATCCCCCCGGATTTAGATCGATAAGGGACCAAAGGATACCCTCTTTTTCGAATAAGTTTAATTAAAGTTTTGTGATCGAGATCGTAACGATCAACATCGATACACCCCCAGGTACAGGTGTTGTTCGATCGAATCGGAATAATACCTAGATTAATTTCGCCATTGATATGGCGTTGGAACAATTCATCGGTGACAGGGCCACGTTTAGTTGTGGCCCTACCTTTTTCTTTCCCGGTCTTGTTGTCTCTTTCGCCGTCGAGATAATACTCTCCGTAAGCTACATCAAGCCCACCGAACAGCTCCTTGAAGCGTTGTAACATTAGAAGGGAGTTGCCGGTTTAATTTGTCTTTCATCTTCATGTTTAACTTTTACATTGCCTTTCAGACAGTGTTCATAAAAAGCTTCTGCTCCATCAAGTGTCATTTGATTTTGCACAGGTCCTATATGACCAATCTTCCATCCATACCATGTTCCCTTTGCATTTTTTTCGAGAACGGTTGTTAGAAGATACCTTTGAGTAAACATTGCTGGAGTGTAAAAACCTTTACCATCCGCACGGTCATCCTTCAGACTTTTCATCATTGAATTCCACATTTTAGATTTTTTTCTTTGTGTGGCTTTCATGCTGATGAGTGCTGTTTCCTTAGGTTGTCCATTTTCCACTCTCACTACAAAATGAGACGCTGTTTCCTGCACGTAATTACCGTTAGGTAACCGGTCCAGGTTCTGGTCATCCCGTGTAGTTTCAGTAAGAATATCCGAATCAGCCGGATACGTATTAACAGGTGCACTTACACCTTCTTTACGATCAGGCCATTCAAGGTATTGTAACTTGTAGAAACAAGGAATAACCTCTATTCCTTTGGTGCCATCATACAGAGCTTGAGTTACATTATTGTAAATCATCGCTGCACGAGCCTCCGGAATAAACAAAGGATCTCCTTGAATGACTTGAGGAGATAACTGACCTAATACTTTTAAGAAAGGTAGAGTTAAGTCCTTTGTTCCCATTTCTTCAAACCCTTTATCCGCTAGTTTTTCTCCACTAATAGCGAGATTAAAAGGTGGTCGTTTAGCGACGTTCCCGTTTTTCTTACCGTTTCCGTTGCCGTTTTTAACGCGCGTTGTTCTTTGTCCGTTTGCCATCGTACGTTGCCTTTTGTTTGAGTTTAGTTCTATTAGTTACATAGACGCTAAACAAATCAACAGGTACTATTACGCCCTTTTCGATTTGTTCCCGTGCCCACTGCTTAAGTTGCATGGCGTTCACTTCTTGTTTTTGAACGGGTCTATGTCCTTCCTTCTTTAAAAGCTCCAGAACTTGTTGAGCCTTTACATCGTCGCCTGCCGTGAAAGAAACTCCCACGTTGTTACGAATCAAGTCTGCAAACTTATTTGCTCGCAACCATTGAAACGCTTCCTCTTTACGATCGCTAGAAATTCTAGCACCATAGAAAGGAGCCACAGTAACCGACGTACCGTCGGAAAGATTAAGACTGGTAACCCCAGCTTCTTGCATCAGATTTGGAATTGTTTCCTCAGAAAGGAACAAGGCGTCTTTTTTTACTTTCTTTAATCGTTCTTCGATATTCGCGACTTCTTGTTCTTTTTCCTGAAGTTCTGTGCACTTCACTGAGATCTTTTTGACTTGTGCATCTGTCGCTTTTATAAATGAAGCTTCAGACACTTTTTGTATGTCTATTGCCATAATCGACCTCCAATAAATAAAATAAACTATTGCATTTTAAAGTCAAGCATAATATCTTCGTGGGAGATGGTAACGAAATATAATTTTAAAACTGAGCCTTATGCCCATCAAAAAGAGGCTTTAACTCTGTCTTGGGATAAACAAAGTTTTGCTTTATTCATGGAAATGGGTACTGGGAAAACAAAGGTTTTACTCGATAATCTTGGAGCTTTACGTTGCCAAAACCTTATTAACGGTGCCTTAATTATAGCTCCTAAATCTGTATATACGGTATGGTACCATACAGAAATTCCAAAACATTTGAATATTGAATACGATATGTTGCTGTGGAAAAGCACATTAAGAGAAGCGAAACTTCGTGAGTTCTTTGAAAAACCTTCTATTAAATTAAAGATTTTTGTAATGAATGTAGAGGCTTTTTCCAATGATAAAGGATCTTTTTGGGCGGAAGAATTTTGTAAGCGTCATATTAATTTGATTGCAGTGGATGAATCTACCTGTGTTAAAAATTACAACGCCAAGCGAACCAAGAATATTATTAAATTAAGAAAGTATTCTAACTATAGGCGAATTCTGTCAGGATTTCCGACTCCTAAAAATCCTTTGGATCTTTATACTCAATGTAGTTTTTTAAATCCTAATCATCTCGGTTTTAATTCCATTGTAGCATTTCGAAATCGATATTGTTTTTTCGAAACTATTTGGGTTGGCAATCGTCAGATCAGTGTCCCGGTAGGATTTACTAATTTAGCGGAGATTGAAATGAAGCTGAAGAAGTTTGCTTATCGCAAAACCAAAAAGGAATGTTTGGATCTGCCGGAGAAAATTTATGTCAGACGAAATATTGAGTTTACCGATGAGCAAACTAGAATTTATGATGATATTCGTACAGAAGCCCGAGCGACTTTGCGTGGACAAGAACTAACTGTAACGAATGTAATAACTGAAATTTTGCGTTTACATCAAGTAGCTTGTGGATTTTTTAAAACTAGGGAGAATAGTATTGAGCCGGTAGCTAATAAACGATTAGATACTTTATTAGAAATATGTGAAGATACAGATGCCAAAATTATTATATGGGCGACATATATTTATAACGTAGAACAAATTACCAAGACTCTTGGAGAAAAATTCGGGGTGGATTCTACAGTTGATTTTTATGGAGCTGTTTCCTCGGAGAAAAGAACGGAAGCTATTGAACGTTTTCAAAATGATCCAAAGTGTAGATTCTTTGTGGCTAATCCTGCAACAGGAGGTCTCGGCATTACTTTAACCGCAGCTTCAATCGTGGTTTATTATTCTAATAGTTATAATGCAGAGCATAGGGTTCAATCGGAAGATCGGTCTCACCGAATTGGCCAAGAAAAGAAAGTGACGTATATTGATTTGGTAGCGCCCAAGACGGTTGATGAAAAGATTCTGGAGGCTTTGAAAACTAAATTTAAGCTTTCGGCGAAGACTATGGGAGAGGTTGTTCGAGAGTGGTTTTGAATTTTTCTACGCGTTTCCACCATTTATCTTTGTACTCCAGTAGCCGATTACCGGATATTTCAAACTCCTGAAAAGTTAAATTTTTAACTGCCACAAGAATTTGACCCTTCTTAATTTCTCCATATTCTTTTTCATGGGCGCAGATATACGCTGCAAGCTGAATATAGTAGTCCTCAATCCATTCTTCCCTTTTAGGTTTGTTGGCTTGTTTAAAATCTAAAATGGTAGGGGTCTGTTTATAAAGACCAATGAGATCGGATGCTCCTGCATACTCTCCTGGATAGATCAAAGTTTGTTCAACCCCCCATATCTCGTCTAAATAGATTAATCCTTTAGATATAATAAGATTAGCCATTTTAAGGGCTATAGGAGCTTCGTGAGTGGGTGCCTCGAATTTTTGCCCGTATAGATACCCTTCGAGGGCTTCATGCATCTCTGAGCCTCGCTGAGCAGCTTCTTTCATGATCCTGTTCGCTTCAGCTTCTCCTTTGCTTAGTCTCCAAGCCTTAATACCGGCCGATTCTTCTTTGGTTCTGTTGAGGATAGTTGTAACGGAGGGTAATTTTTCTTTACCATTGAGATAGACTCTTCGTCCCTGGTCCGTTGTCCGAGTGTAGTCTTTATAATCGTACTTGTGGTTGATCTTCACCCTTCTCTTTTATCAAAAGTGAAACTTAAGTAAAGTTAAAATTATGGTAAAGAGACCTATAATAATAAAAGCTGCCGATGAAATAACAACTTTTTCTAAACGTTCGATTTGTTTTTTAATGCTAACAATTCTAGCATGTGTTTGTTTCTGCATAATCCTGCACAATTTCTCATGGTCGATCATTCGTTGAGCTAAAACTTTATGATTAGACTTGTTGTTGGACATTTCTATTCGGCCCTGGTGGGCTAGTTGCTTCTTTCCGATCAGAAATTAGGTTTCCTATTGGATCGAAAGGGAAGAGCGCTGAATAATCAGTTTTCTGAACTCCTGGTCCTGGCATTCTCAATCCGGGTTGTCGCGGTAGAGTTGTAGGAGTAATAGGTTGATTCTTAGGCATTTGATTCACAGCTCTTTTTATCATCGCCTCTTCTTCAAGGTTAGCCGGCATTCCTCCAATCTGTGCCACTAAATCTTCTGGAGGAGGTAAAGTATCCAAACTGTTTAGATACTCTTCCCTAGTTAATTTAGGATAAAGCTGTTCTTCCATTTTTGGATTCATATAAAGATCTGTTAATGGATCAATAGGTACTTTTCTATCGTTTAGAAATTCATAAATTTCCATCATATCCACATCGTCGGTAGTATAAGTTTTACCGGTGTCAGGAGTCATTAGAGTGTTTGCTAGTCTACTCAACAAGAGACGACTAAACGTGTCGAGACCCGTTCTTGAGGGATCTTCTAAAAAATGCTTGAAGCCTTTGTTAATATAATTCAACGCGTGAGGATTGGATAATATTTTATTGGCGTAGTTCCCTAAAAATAAATACATACCTGTAGGAATGAAACCTGCACCATACATTCCTCCAGCTGCTAGAGCCCGTCCAGGTCCGCTTAAAACCAATCTTCTGGCCAAGAAGGTACTAGCATCCGGTACAGCATAAGACTTAACCATTCGCATATATCTCATCATATCGTCGTATTGTTTTAAAAGTAATCTAGCTTTCTCGGGTCCAAAGACAGCGGAGAACTGTATCCGCGCTGCTTCGTTAGGTAAAATTAATCTTTGGAAAGTATCCGCATCGAAGTACCGATTTCCTTTTCCAACATTATCAGCTGCTTGCCCATTGGGAAGTTTCATTTCATCCAGTTGTTTGGACATTCCTGTTGCTTGACCTGCTCTACCTTCTTTAGATAGCCACGATCCCAACCAATCATCAAACTGATGTTTATTAACCAGCTGAAATGATTTTTGATAGGCATCTCCAACATGGGCTCCCCATAATTTTTCTAAAACGGCGTTTCCTTCCTTCGTTCCTTTTTCCGCTAGCCTAACACTATAACTGGTTCCTCCTAATTCATTGATACGGGGGGTGATGTGATAAACATCCGATTTCACAAGTTGTTGCAATTCCCTAATGGCGTCGAAACTAAAACCATCTTTCATTTGCAGAATGTTTCTTGAAAGGGTTCTTAACATTGCGTCTTTATGAATAGAGCCAGCCTTTTCAAAACCCTGTAAACCTTTCAAGCTAAGTGCGTTTTGATCGAAAGCAGATAGTTTTCTCGCGGTAATGGATTCAAAAGTCTTGATGTTATTGGCATAATACTCGAAAGCATCTTCGATGGCCTTTTTAATCTCTATTTTGCCAGCATTATCAAGTTGTATTTTTCCTACGGTACTTTCGGCCATTCCGACTTGAGCTGTTCCTCCGCTCGCATCAATAAGTGTTTTATTTAACACTGGATGCCTCAAGAAAACTTTGGCAGCTGGATCCAGATTCATTGAGGCAAAATCAGTTTCCAGAGCCTTCTGTAATTTACTGAATACGCTTACCGCCTTGTCATTTTTATAAAGCATACTAGTGGTTTGGTTTAGAAGCTCTCGTAGTTCAATATATTCGGTCATGGAAATCTTTCTTCCTGATTGAGCCAACATTTTATAAGCGTTGTAGAATTGTCCAAAAGGAGTCTTTAAGGCTTCGGGTCCTGTAAAACCTGCCTTGATTTCTGGTGGTGTTAAAGCGTCTGCTTCTAATGCATTCATCATTCTTTTAACATGGTTAAGTTCGATGACCATAGGATCTCCGTACGCTTTTGCCATATCGATTGCCCGATTGTAATTAATCTTATTCATACTGGCAAAGTTTTGATAATTTTTAAGAACCGCCCGTGCAGTTTCTTCCGATGCTGTTGCGAGAGTCGCAAGGTGCATTCCCGGCTCAACGTTAAATGCGTCACCAGCAATTTTGTTAAACGATGCAATAGCTTCTTCCTGAGCTCTTCGTGCCGGTCCCCCAATAAAAGGTAACTGACCGAATACCCGGTTTAGCTTTTTAATAAAAGACCCACCGAGATGGTTAGGATCCGCCAACATAATCCAGTTTGCAGGAAGATTTTTATTTCTAGCAATGACGGATAAATTTCTTGAGTACTGTGTTTCTAATCCAAACATTTTTCTTAACGCATAAGCGCCCCCCGACATCATTGGTCCTAAAAGTTCTGCTCCTGCACCCCATGTCAATCCTACTCTAAAATCATTCAGAGATCTGACCAACTGATTTTTTTCAGACATTTCTTTATAGGTTTTATCTCCTACCTTCGCTTTTAAATCGAGTAGATCCCTAGTAATTTCATCCGCCATATCATAGGCTAGACCTCCTGCTGTATATCCCATAGCTGCGGTAATCGCCGATCGGGAAGCCACATTGGCTGCGGTTGCCGGAGCAGTCGATCCTAAATATCTTCCTGCTATTTGTTTGAGTTGTTTCAAACCCATAGTAAATTTATTTAAGGTTTTGTTCCTAAAACTAGGTGCAATTTTATCGATGTCTTTGGCAAGCTTACTCGGATTCAACATGTACTTCGCCATTCGTTTTCGATCAAAGAGTAACTGAGAAAATAATAATCCTAAATCAGTATAGATGGCCACACTCTCTCTATTCAAAGTGTCGCTCGTCATCTCCTGGATAGGATCGGTGTATAAATTTCTTTGGTGTGCTAATTCTTCGGCCGCTTTAAGCTGGTCGCTTTCCAACAGGCGCAACGGTTTTGTTTCCAGAAGTCCCTTCTTCTGGAGTTTGTCGATCACCATTTTTTGGGCGTCGTTCAAAGTTCGTAAATCTATCCGATTAGAATTCAATGAGTTTTGTAGTTCTTCTAGGGTCATCTGTTTAGTCTTCCTTTTTCTTCAAATTTTTGATCATCACCAATCACTTGTATGTCACCAAAATTCAGAACGTCTAAAAGTTGATCCATACCTTCCTTGGTATCAAAATTAGGGCTTGCTAGAAGATTATCAATTTTCCTTGCTAAACTTTTATTGATCTCTGTTTGACCGTAGGCAACGTTCTTTAATTCCTTGATAGTATTTTGGCCTATTCCCAAAGAAGTACCTTTTCTGAATTTAGCTTCCAGGGCACCCGTTAATTGTTTTTTTAGTTCTATATACTGATTAATAATCATAGTTGGACTGCCTGTAATACCAAATATCTTGGTTAATTGTTCCGCTCTTTTAATATCCTGAACGGCCAGACGATCCTTGTTTTTTAAAATATTGGCCAGGGCATAACTCGTCATCAATTGAATGGTTCTTAATTTAGCTTGAACGGCTAATGCGCCTCCTTCTTGCATTATTTTTTTATCTTTATCTATGCTATCGAAGTAATTAGTAATATTACTAATTAAATTTAGATACTCTTCTTGGTCAATCTCTTTCTTGTCTCGTTGCGTTTCAGCATTAACTAAAGCTTCGGTTTCTTGTTGATCAACCTGAGCCAGCAAAGTGGAATAATCCAAATTACCAGTCCATTGTTTAAGTATATCTCCCATTTTTCGAAAAGTTCTCGTAACCGTTCCTTTTTGTCCTATCAACTCTGGATGGGGAATGAAGATATCCAAAGCATCATTGACGTTATGCAAGGCATTCGTCAGTAAGTCCACAGTATTGGTATAGTTATTAATCGTTGAGGAATCCGCAGAGTCTACTGTAGAATCAGGTGCAGGAACCAAAATATTTCTTCCATTTCGACCATCATCATCAGTGACAAAAGCATACATTTCGCCATCATTCTTGTTGTAACGATAGGGTAGACCTGTATGAAATACACCAGATGCGTCCGTAAAATTGACGAGACCTCCCCACCCCTCCCATGGGGTTCCTGTTTCTCCTTGAGCTGTAATTAAGGCTTTTTTAATTTCCAGTTCATCTTCTTCCCGCGCTCTGTTCAAAGATATAGCCATAGGAATAACGTCTTGTCCTGCTTGTCCTAAGACATCCAAAAAGCCTTTGAATCCAGGCTGATCGGTTCTTCCTGATATAAGGTTTGCTGCCAGTTGTAACAGAAGAAGGTTCTTTGATTTTGATCCCTTTGGTCCTAGAATATCGGATACAGTTTGATTGAGGGATAGAGCCAACTCTGATCTTCCTGAACCTTCTTTAGCTGCAATGCTATCCCAATACACTCGATCCGCTTCTTTATTTTGATCATCATCGTTTGCAATCGCTGCGTTTAATTCTGCACTCACAATGGGTCCTCCATCGTCTCCTTCGTCGTCAGCCACTATCGTTGTATCCAATTTAGGAGGAGCATCAGGATTATCAATTTGATTTTCATTAACCTGGTTGACTACCTTGTCAACCTGATTCGGAGAAATCTCAATGCCTGATTCTTCATTAGCTTGTTCTATAATTTGAGTATTACTCATTCCTGGAAAAGCAGTATTTAAATCAGTAACTGACTGTTGTTCTATATTTTGTTTTACGGGTGGTTCTACAGGAATATCAATAGCTCTTGGAATACCACTCACATTAACAGAGATAGTTTCCGTCTCTCCTATTTTTTCAGCTGCTTTTCTGGATTGATTAGCTACCCAAGGAATTCCCAGAGAAGCTAGCCATAGCGCTCTTCCGTAGGGTGAATTTAGTCCAAGAGTTCCAACACCTTTAAGTTTCGGCCACGCAGACATTGCTGCTTGGCTAAATCCTCTCATTGTATAAGGTGATGAAGGAATTGTTCCCATCCCAGTTCCAGCGGCACCTATAATTGGTCTTGCTATATTTCCACTGCTACCCGGGGGTAACATAAGTTGTTGATTAGGAGGAGGCAATAAACCAATGCCACCACTTTGTAGCTTTTTAACAGAAAGTTTTCGTTTTAATTTGTTGATCATTTGTCACCTTTATTTCGGCGCAAATGCTGCATACGCGCCAATTCCTGTTCCAACCGCCTGACCTAACGGACTTGGTTGCGGTGCATAAGTTGTCTGTAACCGTTGTTGTGAAGCGCTTGGTACGCCTGACTGAATGTCAGACACAAACGCTACCCGTTGATACGGTTCTTGAATAGTTTGTAATCCTGTTTGTCGTGTCGCTTCGAGCTGTGCTTGTGCAATTCCTCTTTCAACTCCACCAGCACCCATTAAACTTTGTATATCTTGCGCTTGGCCTGCTTGTTGTAGTTGAGCCCCTTGCAAACGGGTCTGTGCTCCTTGTAAACGACCAGCTCCGGCCTGAAGTGCTGTTTGTGCTTCAAGACCTCTTTGAGTCTGAAGCTCTCCTAATGCTGACGTATAACCTTGTCCGTAAACTCCTCCTAACACGTCCGCTTTTTGTCGTTGAAGTTCTGCAATACCCACACCTTCACGTCCTCCACCAAACGCTCCAGCTTGAATAGCTCTACTAGATAGATCTGTCTCTTTGGCTGCATAACTTTCCCCTATTCTATTGACTACATTTTGAATGTAGGGATTCATTGCTGCTTGAACATCGGTCGCACTGAATTGTCGCCCGGCCGCCGTCGTGGCTCCGGTAAGATTTTGTCCCGCTGCAGTAACACCCGCATAAGCATCGGTGATCGCTCCAGCTCCCGCTCCGGTTTGACCTGCTAAAGTTAAACCTTGTTGTTCGGCTGCAGACATAGGTGCAATTTGGAATGCTGGCGGACTGGTTTTTTTCTTTGCCAGTTCCGTTGCTGCATCCATAAGACCTAATCGTCTTGCTTCGATCTCTGGTGCTTCTCTGATTGTTTGAACGTTAGTTGTGTCCGCTGGAACACCACTTCCTCCACCTCCTGAACTCATTTTTGTTCTCCTAATTCTTTGTCTAATTGCACATGAGTTTTAACATATCCTCTGGCCTTTAAAACTCGTTCCCATCCAGGTCGTGCAAATAATTCCATCTTTTTAACTCCTTGTGTCGTTGCCCACTCCTCAATCACATCCGCAAACCGAATCCACTGAATTCTGTCTCCTCCTGTTAGAATCCGAAAATTCAACGTTCGGTACTTCGGATACTGTTTAATTTCGGTGACGCCTACGGCATACACTTTCTTCTTGTCTTCGGACCAGGCAACCCATAACTGCATCAGATTTTCTTTAATCTGATCCTTAATATGGTCATGGTCAGCGTATCCTCCTGACCGGTCCAACGCAGTTTGAATAGAGTCCTTGACCATAATCCAAACCTTGTCTACTTCGTTATGTTTCCATATTCGTAACAGTTCCATTATGAAGCCATACTTTTTGCAAGCTTATTGAACTCTGCCATTTGCTTGTAAAAATATCTAGCTCCTAAATCCTTTTGTTGTTTCTTGTTCTTAGGGTCGGCCCCTAAAGCCAATCCAGCGCCTCTTACAGCTTTGGATTTGGTTACAAATTCTCCGTCGGCAAGCTGGGCAAGCATGGTGTCTTTATTTTCGGACCCTTTGCCCGCACTATCAACTACCAGTTTACCTGAAGTTCTTTTATAATTCGTTGGGTTGTTTTCATCGACTTTAGTTTTGCTTGGTAGACGATCGATCAGGCTCCCTGCCTTGACTCCTCTAACATCCATTTCATTGAATCTTGGATTGTCCGGGTGAAACCACCGTGGATCAATTTGAGGTGTTGGATAGAGTGGAATTGATCTACCTGGTCCATAGCCTCTCTCTTCGATTGGTTGATCTTCAAATGGAATCCGTGGACGTTCTACTGGTGGTCTACTTGGAATAATGTCTTGGGGCGATGGGGAATACCTATGTGGTATTTCTAACCGTCTTAATCTTTCTACTTCTTCTTCACTCGTTGCTTCAATAATATTTTGATTGGGTTGATTAGCTGCTCTTCCTCCGCGTTGAAAACTAGCGATGCCTCCTTCTTGTTTATTTTTAAAGAAACCTTGTATATCAGGCATTTGATCAGCCGTAGCTGTTGCTGAAGCTGATGCCTCTGCAGGATTTAGTCCTTGCGCTATATACATGTTGTAAAGTTGCTGCCAACTTTGTGATCCTGGAAGAGGAAATGTTTTAGATTTAGATTGTCCCCCTTCTTTTAATCCTACAATGCCTCCTTGTTGAATTCCACTGTACGGTTTGTCCGGATACTGGGAATAATCAATTGGGGCAATATCAGGGTCATCATAAGGCATGAATTGACTTGGGTTCTGTGCATAAAATAAGTTATAGCCCGGATACTTCGGTTCTGGTGGATCTACGGGATCAAACATTCCTGCTGCGTAAAGTCCTCCTCCGAGTCCTATTGATCCTAGACCTACTTTAAGAGGATCGGTCTGAGCCATGGTTATAGGAACCTGGCGCATGTTTCCTGCGGCATCTTTAACTGTTTGCATTTGTGCGCCACCTTGACCGGTTACTGGTTGTTCACTTTTAAAAATTCCTGCCGCTTTATCCCAATAACCTCTCCATCCTTCGCGCGGAGTTGGTGTTGCGGAAAAAGTTTTTTGACTGGCTTCTAAAACAGGCAACCCTTTTTTAAATTTTTCTATATCAGTTATTGTTTCTGTTCCAGCTTGAGGTAGATGGGCGACACCTTGATCAAACCCCATCACTGCTTTATCAGCTCCTACGGCTTCTTTAGGTCCTAATGCTCCCTGAGTGAGGGCCATTATAGTGGTGTCTCTAAATGCGTCTTTCCATAAATTACTACCTCGCTTGCCCCGTAACGCCCCTATTCCGACGTTCATTGCGTACATCATTGCCATTGTTTGAGGTGTCATAATTTCTCCTGTAAAATTAGTGTTATTTTACAATTTACTTAATTTTTGCGCCTTCGTCAATAAACCTACCCTTATAACTGTAGTCTCCGTGATGGGTAATATAGGCATCGACATTGGCATAAATCTTACCGCCAATTTTAGTCCAGCGTTCACAGAAAGCGAAGTCTTCCCCTTTAAACGTTCCCTTTTCTTTGTTGAAATCCGTGTCAAAAAAATTCCAAAAGTGTTCTGTTTCATGCATTTGCTGATTCAACATGGTCTGTTGTTTAATTTTCATCTCAGGGTAAGCTTTACCCATACGTTCAAAGACCTGACGTTTAATAAGCATGAAACCGGCAGGTCCGCGCGTAATTTCGGTTACTCCATTTTCAATGATAATGTTTTCAGGGTCCGGAAAAGCCATTGGGTAATAGTATCCACATTTACTGATGTGACGTCCGGATCGTTTACTGATGTCTTTGGCTTTGTCCCAGTCTACCACCTTCATTGGATATGGAGTTAAGACAATGTCTTTGTCAGCTTGGAGCATAGTTAATAAGGAAGTTTCATCAAATTCAATATCAGTGTCAACAAAGAGCATATGGGTACATCCAGATTTAAGGAAAGCGCCCACACACAGGTTGCGTCCCTGGGTGACAATGGATGACTGAAGCAAATGAAAGGTAACAGGCATTTTGTTCCGTTGGCATAGAGCCTGAAGTTCAAGGGTAGCTCTCATATAATGAATGTCCACCCCTCCGTGGCATGGTGAAGTGAAGAACAATTTAACCGGAGGATTTTCTACCTTTTTGTCCCATTCAATAGTGTCATTGCCTTTATTGGTGTTTTGTTCAAAAATATTTTTCTCATTAATAATACTTTTTTCATTAATCTTATAATTCACGCGACTCCTTTTATTTTTAAAATTTGTTTAAAGAAACTTTCCCATTCCCCTGCTCTCATATCCCAGTTATAGAAATGACGGTAATATTTTTGTTGGGCTGTTAAATGATCTAAAAGCTCAGGCTCGTGGAGATGTTTTGCTAAATACTCAACCATGACTTGAAACTTCTTAGCAAGAGTATGAATGCTGGTTTCATAATTAAGGTAATAGGCATAGTCGGTACACGTCTCAAACAGGGCTCCAAAATTGGTAACGACTGCTACATTACCCGCAGCCATAGCTTCGACTGCAGAAATACAGGATGTTTCTTCCCAAATAGACGGATAAACAAACATATTGCTTTCTTGCATCGCGTCAATAACTTCTAGATTAGGTTTATATCCAATATAATTAACATTGGACATTTTTTCCATTTTTTCATACATAGGTTGAAAGCGTTTGTCATTGTCTTCTTTAAAGTGATCTCCGTATATTTGGGTAGAACTATAAACATCCAAAGTGATTTTGGGATCTTTGATCAATTCCATGGCGCCTAATAAAACATTAAGGCCCCGCCAAGGGGTAGAAGTATGAATCAATTTAACTGGGTCTTCCAGTTTCCAAGGCTTACGTTCTTTCCATTTAATAGTAGGTAAAGCATTTTTAATGACGCTACATTTATGAGTAGGCATTTTGTAAAGATATCTGAATTTTTCATAGTTCCAATGGCTATTGAAGATGTACCAGTCATACTTTCTTAGGTTTTCGGGTTGGCTGAACCAAGGAGCAATGTTAGGCTGATCGTAGGAATTTTTCATCCATAGAACATTGATTCGATCTCGGTCGATAGGTTCCTTTTCAGGAATAGACAGAGTAATTTTTATTTTTTTAAAATAATCTTCAGATAGCCTTTTCTTAAGTTCGGCCATTTGTAACTCTGTGCCACCTAAAGGATCCATTATTTCAAAGGCTTCTTTCCAAATACATCGAGTCCTTTGGGGATTATAATTTTAATGTCTCTCCGAATATCTTTTGGGCTGGCATTTTGTTTTAATATTTCAGCTTTGACTTCGGCCTCGTCCTTATAGATATGTTTAGTTCTAATGTTGGTAATAACGGTTTTGGATTCCACTTTCATTCGTGGAACTTTCTCTCCTTTAATATCTACATAGTCCATTAAGTTCGGTCCTGCTCTAGTATACTAAGAGTAACTACGGGGTCGGCTATGCTTGACTGGACCTTAAGAATGTCGGATTCTTCTAGAATCAAAATACTACTTGCGTCTCCCGCTAAGAATTCTTGCTTAATTAAGGTGGCTAGATTTGCTTTTTGAGCATAAGGAAAAATGGTTGAAGAACTATTATCTTGAATTGAGACCGTGATATCAACACTAGCTACATTATTATTATAAACGGAAATAGATTTAATCAAAGCTACCGTTGCTGCAGGACACGTGTAAATGTCGATGACACCTGTTGTCGTCAACTCTACAAATGTATTTATGAATTTATTTGCCATTAGCGTCCCTGTCCACGGTAGGATTTATACATTCTTTTCTGGTCTTTGTTAAGCTTTTTTCGATGCCTTCCCGGACGCTTATTTCGCGTTGTGTAAACATGACGGTAACCAAAAATGTTACCTTTTTTACCCACTTAGAAAAAAGGAAACGGCTTCTATCTCATCGTTTATTTGTTCTGAATAGGTAGTATTAAGTTTTTGAATAATATTATTAATGTCTCGTCCAAACTGATTTAAATTTTCAGGTGAATAAAGGGGGGTTGCTTGAGATACAATCTCACTAATTTTTGCCATTATCTTCTGCCTCCTGCATGAATGTCTGCACGGAACGTTCCAAATCTCCACGTTTGACCAGCTCCAGTATTAGCAATCTTGAAAGAAGCTGCTCGTCCCCGTGCCCTACAACTAACGTAGGTAGTGCTCGTTGTAACAGTAAAAGGTCCTGAAATCAATGGTCCCGAAGCCGATGCGGCTCTCGCGTCCGCAGGAAAATCTCTTAATAAAATAGAAACCTCAGCATCGCCAACCTGATTTTTAAAATCGGGTATAAAACGACTAATTCGGCATATAAATTCGCCGTCTCCTGTAACATTCGCATTTTGATCAATATCAAAATCTCCAGATTCAATATTAGCCGCAATGGCACTCGTTGCTCCTCCACTTTTAACTTGATCTGTTCCTGTTTCTTGTGAATAATAAGTGGTGGCTCCCGTACCAATTCCAGAAATGGATCCTTGGGTAGGAGTTTCGCCAGTGTCATAAGCAGTAGCGTATGGTGAATTAAATACTCCTTGATCCACCCATGTTGTTCTTTTTATTAAAGTAGCATCATTTGTTACCCACACACCTCCCGGAATATTTTGTGAATCTCTGGTGTTATAAGTTACTGACCTATCACAGGTAGTGGCAGATCCAGAAGGATAGAACCAACTAATTTCATTAAATCTATCATTAACTCCAGCATAAATAATAAGTTCCGCATCGTTGTTAAGACTATCGAACACGTAATCTTCAACCAAGCACGGTAGTTTTTTCACAGACGCACCATCAAAATAAAAGAAACTATCTTCAGACATCCAGTAAATAATACCATCCACTTCAATAGCCGCATGTTGACTAATGAGTCCACAGTTAGTTCCCACTTGTTCAAAACCAAAAGTAAAAGGGGCACCAATAAATCTCATTGTAAACATAGCCGTATCGGTCCAGATATAATTACCGTTACGACCACGTAATGTCCCAATAATTTTTGAACCATCGGCAATTCGCTGTGTACCAGCTGTATTGATAGCAGTAGGAGTATAAGTGTTGATATCTTCCTGATCAGAGAATCTTATAAACATATCGTCTTGAGTAGTGGTAGTGCCAATCGTAGTCTCTGTTCCAAAAAAACATAAATGTCGATCGGAGGTGGATACCAACATGTCTCGCGAAGCAGTCGGAGCCCCCGTTATTAGAGTGGCTCGTGTATTTAAGGCATCCCCAACAGAAGGATCCCATTCAACGGCTACACTATCAAAAATTAAAGCCAATAGTTTTTGTCCAAAATTCGTCAATCGCCATTGAGCAGGATCAATAATAACTCCAAAAGCGGATGCACTGCCGTATCCCACATAATCGGCCGCGTCTGTAACAGTTACTCCATCAGTGTGTTCAACGTCACTTGTTCCTCCTGATCCTCGACTTAAACCTGAAATTACGCCAGTTCCCGTATCATTTCCTGTGTAGGTCATAAGTTCTGAATCTATAAGTAATGTTCCTGTGGCTGGAAAAGCAGCACTAGATGTAAGGGTAACTGAAGTAGCAGCAACTAACAAATTGCCGCCATTATTCATTGTTGTAGTAGTTGCAGTAACAGTACCACTATATTGTCCGGTTCCCCATCCATATCCAGGAAGTTGCAAAGCTGGCCCTACCACATAATAGAAATCAAGGGTCGCGGTGCCGGTAGTCGAGAACTGTGTGCCAGTTTCATTTGCTGCCATGGTGATGGTAAAGGTAGTGGTGGTGGGTACAGTTTGTACTTCAAACGTTTTTTCAAAATCTGCAGCAATAAAACTACTGGTCCCGGGAATCAAACTGACCGATGAAAATACAACCATATCTCCCACAGCTAAAGAATGAGAACCTGTACAGGTAACAGTCACAGCTGCAGATGATGAAGTGGTAGTAAAACAGCTAGTCATTCCAGCTTGTTGGCGAGAGGTCTCTAAAGGATGAATATCGAAAAAAGTTCCTTCGTAATAAACATATAAAATTTTGTCGGTGCCTATGGCAGCATACCTATTTCCTGCTAAATCAAACCAGGCGTGCTGGTCTCTTGCCACTCCCACAAGGCTTGTAGTTCCAAGTTGTTCCCAGCCCCCTATTTTTTCAGGTAAACCGTAACGAAACCGTATATAATCTCCTCCGACCCAACGCCCTTCTGCGCCCGTTTCGGTTACTTGTTTGTCGAATCCAGGGATTAATTGTACCTTTGCTAACATAAAAGCTCCAAATTTTAAATTATACTAAATGTGTGGCTGTATCAACCTTCACTCACGAATAAGTTTAGCATCTGAATTCAAATAAATATTCCCATTAATACTGATTCTTTCTTTAGAACACTTATAAAAGGGATAGACTTGATGCTTTAATTTTGAGGGAAAAAATAACATATAGCCTTCTGCGGCGTCATAAGGGCCGTGGCAAAGATGTCCTAAAATATCTATGTAAGTAAATTCAAAAACAGAGGCGCGTGGGGAATTAGAACCTTTAACAAAAGGAAGGTCCCGTTGCTCTTTAACATCATATGGAATCTGCATCCAAATAACAAAAGAATATACTCCAGAATGATCATGAATAGGATTAAACTCGTTTTGTTTTTGATAATTGATCCACCATTGATTCAAAATATATTTATGATCATGTGTGAGAAAGGTCCCACCTAAATTTGAAAAATCTTTTTGATATGCCCCTATCAAATCTTGTAGAACACTATCAAAGAACCAATTGTTCTCATCAATCATTTTAAACTCTTTAGAAATATTGCCAGCTAAATTTCCTCGATAGTCTTCTTTGGCTTTTTTAGCATAAGTCCATAGTTTATCTATCGTCGGTTTAGAAAGTTTTACTTTTAACCAACCCCCCACATGGGGAATAACCTTTTTAATCTCTAGTATGTTTTTATTTTGTGGCATCTTATCGTATATTGAAAGAAACCGAAATTCTTTCCTCATTACTTTGATTAGATTTAACTATATGTGTGAGCCAAGCAGGAAATAAATAAAGTATATTTTCTTTTACGGGCAGTGTCCATGATAACGAATTGTAGTGACCATAATTAGTAAAGTTTTCTACAGGCATAAAAAGTTCAATCTTAGAATCATTACGAAAAACAATGTTTCCACAATTTGCGGGAGTTTGAATATAAAAAACTCCAGAAAAACTGGAGAAAGGATGATTATGGACTAAGTTATAATTATTTTTTTGATTAACATTAATCCACATATTTATTATTTTAATATCACTCTTATAATAAAATTTTTTCTTAAACTCATTAGCATAGACACTTATATTTTTTGAAAGGCTACGTAGTTCTTTAAGATTTAAATCCAAGTCTTCACTTTGAAAACCACCTTCATTACTTTGTTGTCTACCTTCTTTCTTTAATTTATTTACAAACTCTATTAGAAGTTTTAAATTTTCTTGTAAATAAAATTTTGCGATAGGCGTTTTAAAAGTTTCAATGATTTCCATTTATTTTATACTTCTTTTATAACCATATGTAGCTGGATCCGAAAATATTTTGAATCCACCAGGGATTCCGACATGAGGTCTTCCATCGAAGATATTTGTTTTAGCTCCTGAGGTGGTTATAGCATTATAATGTAAAAATCCTTGTGCGCACTCTTTACCTTTAAATTTATTTCTCCAATGCTCTACTTCACATCCTCTGTAAACCATCATATCTCCAGGTTTTAAATCAATCTTAATTCCTTTCATTCCTTTTTTACCAGAAGATTCTAAATAAATATCCCAAGGATCTCCTCCTAGAAACATTGTTGTAGAGACTTCACAACTAAACCTGTCTTTATGTCTTTTCAGGATATTATTTTTTTTATAAAGCCGTGCATAGGAATAAGCTGGCTGTAACTTTAAGCCTGTGTGTTTTTCCATTAATGGTTGCAGCTTTATTAATAAAGTCTCCATGGCAATGTCCGCGTAATGGGCATATGAATTTGGTACTTGCTTATCATCAAATGTACCTAGAATTGTTTCAAAAGGAGAGATCCATTTGGTTTTAAACAGTGTTTTTGCTACCTCCTGTTTAATTAGAAAATAATTATAAATGAATTCCGCTAGGTTAGCCTCAATGGCTTTTTTAATAATACAAAACTTATTTTTTTTAAACGACATCTTTAGCCATTCCTTTTAAAACAGCTTGTAAGTTAAAATGAATGAATCTAAAAGGCTCATGACCTGCGTCCAATGAAAATTCATGGGGAAGATACCCATTAAATAACATTAACATGCCTGGTGTAGGTCTACGATGTATAGTATCTGTTCCCGGTGTAATTTTCGTATGATCTTTTAAAAGTAATTTTGTCATTTGTGCCCCTGGTCTTGGATCATGAAAAATAGGAAAAGAAGTCTTCATACTGCACTTTAGAAAGTAGAAGCCTGCGACATGATCATTTGGGTGAACATGTAAGGAATGGTGTCCTCCTCCTTTTTTAGCGAACTCTTGCACCCACATTTGTGAAATCATAGTCTGATAATGACTCATATCAAAACCGTGCCAATCTAAAAAAGACCATGCTTTATTACCAATGTAATCTATTAAATCTTTAAAAGCCGGATCCGATAGGAGTTGTTTTGAATGGTGAGATAAACCAAAATCTCCTGTGGATTTAATAGCTACTTTATTTACTTGTCGAGCTTGTTTAATATATTTATCCGTAGCTTTAATTGTTGACTTTATAAAATCGGGCTTTTCTTCACTCCATAGAGGAGAACCAAAATAATTATCTATCTTCATTTCATCCTTTTAATAAAACATTGCCAGATATTGAAATACGAGTTGCATCGCTGGTGTAAAAAGGATAAACGCAATGATGCATTTTAGCTGGAAATAATATCATAGTCCCTTCGTCTTTTCTACCTATTTTCATAATCTCATGGTTAATTGTTCCTATACTGTTTATATAAGTAAGTTCGTAACAAGAAGCATGACCCCCTAAACCTCCCTTACTATTTTTTAATTCTTCTTCAATGTCATAAGGGATTACCATCCAGATCGTATAGCTATAAATACCTACGTGATAATGATTAGGAATAAACTGATGTTTTTTTTGAAAATTCACCCAGGGGGTTTCTATATAAAAAGGAACATTCTTTGTTAAAACCGCTATATCCCCTAAAGAAGGAAAAGCTTTATCATATTCGTCAACAGTTTTTTTCACAAATTGAATTAAAGCGACAAGATTATCCTTAATTAAATAATGCTTGGGGGTATTCGTCCCAGAAATGGCAGTAGTTAATTCTTTATTCTTTTCTTGAGCAAGGTTGCATTCCTTTAACAAAGAAGTATATAAATCTTTTGGAAGTTGAGTCATCGTATATCCAAAATTTTTAGGATGCTTTATCATTTAAAGGGTTGTCCTAAATTCCACATCACCAAGGAATATCTTACGCCTTTGGTAACAGGTTTAACCCGATGCCATACTTCAGAAGGAAATACTATAATCGATCCTCGTGGTAATATTTCTTTAACAACATGACAATGTTCAATTTCATCTCGTAAATGAGGTTCATAATTTCTAAAATCAAATTGTAATTCTCCGCCCTTATATTCAGAGCCATCACTTAACTGGCAGGTCACCGAGAGCTTTCTAATTTTACCGTCCAGATTCTTATTTTTAATTTTGTCATTTTTATAAGGCTCGGCCCAACTATCACAGTGCCAATCGTAATATTGATCAAGTTTATATTTTGTAAATTGGCAAGGCTCTGTAAAGTCCCATTGAAAATTCCAGCCAGCATTTTTATTGGCTATATGGATATAGGGATGAATTTCTTTATAAAGCCATGGTTCGGCTAACCAAACAACATCCGAACTTCTTTTATGTTTGAGTTGTAATTTTTCCTCTTTCGTTAATGGGTCTTTTTTAATATCCCTATGTGTACCCATACGTCCCGTTAAAGCTGGTTGTTCTTGTTGCTGAAGCCCATACTTAATTACGTCATCACAAAACCGTGGGGTTAATACAGATGTAAAGTACCAATATAAACTTTTAAAATTCATTGTAGAGGAGGCCCCATTAAAAACATTAGTAGACTTTTTCTTGTTCCTTTTATAACAGGAGTTACTTTATGTAAATGATAGGATCTAAGCATAATCATATCCCCTGGATTATTTAATTCTCTAACTGTTTGTGGTTTTTCAAGACACCATATTTTAAACTCTCCCCCCTCATATTTGGTGTCAGACAAATTAATAATAACTGTAAATTTAATATCATAGTCATCATTTTCATCGTTGGCATCAACATGCCATTGATATTCATTTCCTTTGTCATAAATATTATAGAATAATAGAGTATCCTCTGGAAATTCATGAAGATGAGATCCAAAGTGTTTTTCATTACAGTCATAAAGATCTGTTAAACTATTATTTAAATATTTCTTAATAGTATTATATTTAATAAACTTAACAGAAGAAGTCTTTTTAGAGCTTGAAGGTACATCTTTTTTATCTACCGAATGTGTTTTTATTTTTTTATTTATTTCTTTAATATTTTCCATAGATATAAATTTCTTCCAAGACCAGTAGTTCCATCTCATATTCCAAAAATATCCTTATCCGCTTCGTTACATTTTAATTCTAAATTTAAAGAGATTCTTTGTTGAGTCTTTGAAGTAATAGGTAAATGATTTAAAAATCCGGGGAAAATTAACAAGTCAAAATTTTGTGGTTCTACATACCAAGACTCTTCGCCTATTTTAAATTTAATTCCATGATTCTTTACGGTTTCTAAATAAAGGACAGAGTTAATATTAGAAGTCCGGGTGTGGTTGTGCCAGATGTCTTCATTTATATGATTACCCAATCCTGTAAAATAACACCAAACTTTTAATTGAGGGTCCTTAATCGTAAAAGGATTTAACAATTTTCTACTTTTTTTAATAAATAAATCATACAAATAATCATTGTATTTGGTGAATACTTGAAAGTTATAATCATATTTTTCTCTCTTCCTGTCTTTTAAAATGTCTTTTACTATTTCCTCTTTTTTATCTTTTAATTCTTTTTTCAAATTAAATTGATGAACGTAGGGATATTTATTATTTTTTTTCATTTAATCTGACAGTTCCAAGTGATAATTGTTCTTATGTCTTTAGATTCATTCTGAATAAAGGAATAATTTAGATGAGCACTGAAGACAACATATTTACCTGGTATCATAGGAATGGTCCAGTCGCATTCTTTGTTTTGTGGGTTTTTCCATTCAAGAATAAGATTACCTGCACCATGCACCAAATAGATGACTGTAAAATCTGAAGAAGAATTTATGTGATTTCGTTTTAAGGATGATTCTCCAAAAAAATGAATGGATCCATAAGTAGCTTGTGTAATTAAAATTTTATGTTCCTCTAATTTGAATTTATCCCTAATATAATCCATGATCCATGAATGATGCTGATGATAGGAAAGTTCAAAATCATTATATTTATCGCGTTCTTTCTTCTTTAAAGATAGTAATGCCAAGTCATTAAAAAAATGAAAGTGTATAATATCGTTTTCAACTAAAGAGAGTTTTGGTAAAAATCCCCATGTTAAACTTGTCTCTCCTAATACTTTCTTCTGCATTAAGGAAACTATAAATGACTATGAATGATTCGTAAATATGAAAATTAAGCAGCATCCCAAGCTAATGTGCTTGGATTCCAGTTAAAGGATGTGATAGGAGCAATTGTAGTTTTTGCAGTCCATTTTTGACCAACTTCGTCCCAACTAATATCATAAGGTGCAATGGGATCACCGGGGTTTGCTCTATCGTCTTCATAAGTTACAATTGTAGGAAATGTAACAGGTGCTTCCCAAGATGCAGTAGCTTCGTTTAATGTCCAATTAGAATAAGGTTGTTTAGAATAAAAAATTTCTTTAGCTGGATCCCATATATATCCCGCACTAGCTTTATTACCTCTAAATGCTTTAGATTGATCAGGATCTAGGTCACTTGTACCTGGAGTATAATACTTTCCCGTTGCAGTATGACCGTCAGTTAATGCCCATTTTGACCAGCCATGTATTTTGGTTAAAATATTTTGTCCAACTGCTTCACTGACACCTTCATCATTTGATACTTTATTATCGTCAATAACGTGAACACCCAATACAGTGTTGTCTTCGTCTAATTTTGCAAAACGTGCCATGTTAATTTTGGAACCTGTATCTTAAAAATACAACTCCGTTTCCGCCAGTTCCTCCAGCCGGTCCTGACATACCGCCTCCGCCTGCACCAGCACCCATACCATCTGTTCCTGGAGCACCTGAATTGACATATGGAAAGCCTCCTGCTCCACCACCACCTGGGCCTCCACTTCCTCCTCCTTGAATATAAGCTCCTCCGCCGCCACCTCCAGCGAGTAGTGTTCCGTGAGGATAGCCTGGAGCTATTAGATTTGTTGCTCCTGGTCCACCTGGACCAGAATTGGAAGGGTAAATTCCTGGGGTTGCAGGTGTACCTGCTCCGCCAGCTCCTCCACCGCCACCAGATCCTCCTGCTACTCCTGGTTGTGAAGTTCCAGCAGAATTACCTTGAGAGGGAGTGGTAGGCGGACAATTTCCTACTCCGCCAACTCCTGATTGATGTCCCCATCCACCACCAGATCCTCCTGCTGAACCAGCAGCATCGGATCCTGTAGTAGTGCCTCTGCCACCTCCAGCGGATGTAATTGTTGCAAAAACTGAATCGTCTCCTGGTGTTGCAGATCCAGGATAACCAGTGGTGCCTAAGGCACCTCCGTCACCGACGGTTATTGGATAACCTTGAACTGTAGCAGTAATCTGTGGAGCGCAAGCTACTGGAGTTGGATAAGAATATCTATAACCTCCTGCTCCGGCACCACCTGAAATACTGGTAAAGGATCCTCCTCCACCAGCTATTACTAAATAATCTATTTTATTATCACCAACACAAGCTGCACGACATAGTCCTGCACCTGTGACATTAAATGTTCCATCTCCTGAAAACGTATGAATATAATAATCACCATCGGTTGATTGACAACCTCCGCACGCAACGATGTACGCACTTTCGGCTTCTCCTCCTGATCCAAATCCTAAAACTTGATATCCAAATGCCATTCAATTCTCCTATGCGTCGTTAGCTGCGTTTGTAGTATAAAATATTTTAACTCCGACTAATCTTAAATCACCTGTATTAGTGTCTACGCCTGTATTTCGCACTAATCTAAAAATTGTATTGGTAGAAGCTGCTGCGCTAGCAATAGTGACAACTCCACTTTCTACATTGATCATTAAATCATCTTGCGTTGTACTTGCGGCCAATGCTGTATTAGCTACAGGAGTTCCAAATGCTAAATCGTAATCTATGTTATTAGCTACTGAACATCCCGCTAGTGTGAAACCCCCTGTGCCTGCATCAGTTCCAGATGCCGACCACATTGTTTGAAAAGTTACTGTACTTGCATTCCACGATTCAGGAAAAGAGACATTAAACTGAACTGATTCTGCTGTACTAGTATCAAAATCAAAAGTTTTTAATTCTGGAAGTCCAGCCGTTAATTCTGTTTGAGTTGCTTCAGCTCCATTTGTAGTAGACGCATACATTGCGGTAGCCGGAACCCATATAGTTTCTTTACCTGCAACTTTAACAGCTGCTGTTCCTGATTTAAGAACTCCAGTTCCTAAAGGATCAATATTAAGATCAATATTTGAATCGGTCGTACTGGTAGAAATTGCTGCAAGAATTGGACCTGAACCCGTAGCCGCATTCGTTATTCTAAGTTCATTAACTGGAGTACCAACTTCAGTGAAAACTAAGTTTTCATCTCCCCCAGCATCTGCAATAAAACCTCCGGATACAATTTTAGGAGCGGTTAAAGTCTTGTTTGTTAAAGTTTCTGTCCCAGTAAGAGTAACATCGCCAATTCCAAGTCCTGAATCAACAATATTAGTTCCGTCGTGGTATAAAAGTTTCGCCTCTGTAGTAGACCACCCAACTCCTGTTCCACCAGCTGTTTTAAATGTAACGGTTTGACCCCCTGTTGTTGCATTAATAACAAGGTATTTCATTCCCGTAATATCATCGGGAACCGAAAGGCCAGATGCTCCACTTAAAGAGCCAGTCATTTTAATAGTTGAAGTTGCAATCGTTGCGCCTGTAGCTCCGT